TGACAATTGACGTTTATTGTCGCAATGTCAATGATATCAGGAGTGTTGCTAATTGCATTGATAACAAAATACTGGGTTAATAAATTTTCATTTTCCGCAGCATCAGAAAGATGATATTTAATTATTGGTAGGGCTGTGCCCGCGTCCAATGCAGTAAATACTTTGTCTACTATGTCAATTAATGTTACACTCATTTTTTTAAAAGACGTTGTTTTGCTTTTCTTAAGAGTCTTTCTAAAAGTTGCTTTGCGGCTTCAGAACTTCCGGTAATCACATCTAATCCACGACTTTCAACAGCACTTGCATAATCTTCGCCAGCCACACCTACAAACACCCACCTATGATTAGAACTTAAAGTTAAAGCGTGTTCTTTGCCTTTTTCAATTCCCTCTCCGGTTCCTTCAAAATCTTCTTTTTTTATTTTTCCATTTAAAATAATTATATAGCCTATCGAACTACGAAGATTTCCGGTTCTATCAATATAAGTACTAATGCTTCTGGCTAACCTTACAAAAGACTCTCCAACAAATGAAAGAACTTGAAAAATATAATCATCCAAAACCCGCTCAATAATCTCGCCTCGTTTCCGAATATCCTCGGAGTTAAACTTAGCTTTTAAAGCCATATTTTAGTTGACTTCTGAAGCTGTTCAAATCCTTGAACTTTACCAGTATAAAATACTGTACCGTCCTCATTAGCTAATGTTACGGCTGCGCCAAAAGGGAATGATACTGCTAAAACAGGTAAGTAAACAGCATAAGCATATAAATATTGATTACCTTCTGCATTCCTAACAAGTGAACCCTTACCATTTGATTCTGCACGGCAAATACTTGAATAAGTGCCAGGCGTTGCCGGCGTATATTTACCGGTTGAGGTTACTAACGTCGGCTTTGCGGCGTATGTAATTGTTATTACATGTGGATATCTTACCAACATGATATTCCTTTTACAGTTTGTTTAAATTCAGTAGCCAAACCCCAGCGCGTTAAAAGCATGTCTATACATGATTTAATATGCTCTTTTTCTGACAAGGAATAACTTAATCCGCCTTCACTCATATTAGCCCCGCCAAGTAAAAGCCTATAAATACGGATTGTTGCCATATCTACTTGCTTTCTTTCGGTTGCGGTATCATAAGGATCATCAGCTACTATTCCTTCGTCTTCTAAGGCCTTTGCCCACGTATTAGTCGATAAAACTATCCCGTGAACATCAGATAAATTTGCTTGTAAAGCTTCAAGGTTTGTCATCTCGAAAAGAATTAAAGGGCGGAATTACCCGCCCCGTTATTTTTAGCTTGTTGCGTCGGTTTCCATTATATAAATGGAGTCAATTGCCTCAACACCTGGGAAAGCTTTTAACTCACCTTGTGTATATTCGGCAAATGGGTCATTCTGTGCCCATTTTGACAGCAAACAGTTATTGAAAGTTGCATAGCTAACACCTGTTACAGGCCGTATCTGTTCAACCGTTAAGGTATTGTGGATAACACCTAATTTGCCGGAAGGAACAAAGGTAATATTTGCCTGATCCCAAGGCCTATAAGTTGCGGGTACGCCGTCGGTTTCAATAGCCTTTACAAGATCAACTATTTCAATTATCGGCAATTGATTTGCTAATAAATATTCGTTGATTTGTGCTAATGTTGGCCTGATAGTTCCTGCCTCAACTTGCATGTAGCCTTTCATAAGGTTTAAAACCTCTGTAGATTTTGCAAACAAACGGTACAGTACAGTAGGCATAAGCACTTTTTCAAACTTAATACCTTTAAGTTCAGCTGCATTAACAGTTGTTTCAATATCAGTGATAGGTGTCATTGTTGCTAATGTGCCTGTAGTCCAAACAACAGCGCAATGTACGAAGTTGTCTGAAGGCATTAACAAATCAATATCTGCAAAAGCTACACCATCAGGATTAGTCGTGGTATTGATTGAAATAACACCGGTTGAAAGGGCTTGAGCTGCCAATATATCCAAACGATCCATTACAGCGTTGCCACAATAAGCAAGATCATCCCAGATAAACTTCATTATCTGCGTTTTCTTAATATCCTCGGCTACACGCATACTTTGAACAGCTAAAAACTGATAGTAATCAGCTTCTTTCATTTGACGAGCGACTTTAATTGCAGATACGTCTCCGGAAAGTTTTTCCAGGTAAGTTCTCGACCTACGCGGAGCCTTTGACCCATGATCTACAACAGAAGCAGCGGCTTCAATTCGTTGTCTGCCAATTACGGTTGTATAACTTAAGGTTGCTGCGGGTACACCCCAATCGAAATAAGCAGGAAACCATGTTTTACGGAACTTGTCGAGCCTTGCATCGACAAATACTTGCAGTTGTTCTGCATATGCTCCGAATACTGAAGAAATTCTATTATCAGCCATTTCTTATCCTCCTTATTTAGAATCAGTAAAAATAACAGCCTTTAATCCACTTTTTTGTGTGGTCATCAAAGGTCGTATTCTGCGGGTGTATGCGGTTCCGCGAATAACTATTGAAAGTGATTCGTAAGAACCCACTTTAGTATCAGCTAACAAAAGTCCGGTAGGACTGTTTTTGATAGCACCAGCACTCGCGCCTGAAGCAGAGCTTTCGTAAAGAACATCAGCAGCGGTTAAAGCTCCTAAAGTTGTTCCAATAGTCAGGATATCATACAATGCGCTGGTAGTTGTATCAACAGCAGTAAGAGCATAAGCAGCCCCGCCAACAGTCTTTGAAACAACTGTACCGACAATAAAATGACTACCCTTTTTCACATGAATTTCGGTATGAGGGCTTTCGGTATTTTCATATACTTCAGCCGTTTTGCAGAAAGTTGCGAGACGTGTTGATTCAGCCACTTCGATAGGCGCACCGGAAGGAATTAATTCCCCAGTGGTTAAGCCTGTCGTAACAAGGGTAAATCCGCCAACCGCAGTTTCTAATATTTCAGCAAATACAGGTATTCCGCCCGCAGTTGCCGTTATTACTGGTTGTAATCCCATTTTTAAACAGTTTTAAATTAAACATTAAAAAGTTTTGGCTAACCTTTGGATATCTGCTTTTACAGATGCTTCATTACCTTTCGGCACTCCATCGGCTGGTACTTCAGTAACCAAACCATTATTGATGTATTCCTGTTTGATAGTATTATGATCGGCTTCGATCTGTTCTAATACTTTCGGAATATCCTCCTCTTTTTCGATATCATATCCATCTGCCAGAAGCGCGGGTATTTTCTTCTCTTTTAATTGCGAACGGAGTTTATCTCCGAATACCTTTTTACGTTCCTGTATTTCAAAGCCATTAACTTTATTTTTTAATTCGTTAATTTCTTTGAGTAATGGACTTTCATCTTGTGATTGTGGAGGTTTGGGGGGATCTGTTGGTAATGTTTCTTCGACAATTATTTTACCGTCTTTTTCTTTTAACTTGTGTTTCTCCATGAAATTCTGAACAGTAATTTTGTTTGCATTAGCTATTCTCGAATCCACTTCTGACTGAACCACAATGTCAAATGTTACACCGTCAACAATAGATTGAATCTGATCCTCAGTAGTGACAGAACCGGCCTTTTTTTCAGCGATCCGCGTCAAAGTTGCATCTGAAACGCCAGTAAATTTGAGTTTCAGGGCTGCAAGAATTTTATCCTTCATATCAATAAAAGTTTAATTTCTACAAAATTGCATATAACTTAGGTATTAAGGCTTGTTAATAATTTATTATCAGTTATAATTAAACGATAATAACAAAATATTACTATATTTGCATTTATGAAAACGAAATACCGAGATGAATTTTATTTACTCAAAAATTTCGGGGTAAAATCTGTCAAAGTTATAACACGATTAAATAAACTAAAAACATGTATTACTCCCAATTCCAAGAAGACGAATTCATAGTAAAATACTGTGAACGTTATAAAATACAATTACATCCAGTAGCTATTGAAATCGGCGCAAGTAATGGTATTACAAATTCTAATATCCGGCATTTCGGAACTGAAAAAGAGTTTAGGTGTATATATGTAGAGCCACATCCGGAAAGATTTAAGGAACTATTGAATAACACTAAGGGACAAAGTGCTATTTGTATTAACGCGGCTTGTATAAAAATTACGCGTGGAATAGGTAGAAAAGTAGGATTTAAAATTGAACAATGCCCAGATTTTAGCCATTTAGACCAAACAAGTGATTTTTTCGTTGAAAGTATAACGTTTGCTGAAATTTTAGATCAATATATTGAAAAAAGAGGGATAGGCATATTGTCAATAGATACAGAAGGTTTTGAAATGCCTATTTTATCTGATGCCCTTAAAGGTAGTATTCGCCCTCAATTTATTATTGTTGAAAGCAATGCAACCTACGAACGGATAAAGCAAATTAAATTATTAATTGAAAATGGTTACGTCCTTCATAAAATGAAAGACAAAAATATGCTTTGGATGAACGGTGATTTAATGACCTCTGAACAGGATAACGCTATTTATGATGTGAGATGATTATTTTTTAACTTTCTTTTTCTTTTTAATGGCCACTTCACCTGAATGTAATTCACCTTCTAATTTTTTCTTTTCTTTACTATCCAAAGGGCTACCTTTAGAAAGTAAATAGCCTACTTGCTTTAATGATTTAGTCTTTTTCATTACTTTTAAGTTTAGATAAATAATACTCTATCTCTTTTATCGAGATTATTTTTACATCATTTTCCGACCAAATAAATCGTTTGTTTTTTTTCATAATAATTTAATTATCAAATTACTTTCAGTATTTTCGATTACTTCAAATTTAGATCCTCTTTTTATAAGATATTCAAATTGAGCATCGCCTTTGCCATATACAAAATCTATGGGCGCAACCTTACTTCCTTTGCTTGCAATTATTTCAATATCCTTTACTTTACCAACTTGCCCATATGATGTTTTTATAAAATTATAACTTTTTCCGGAAACTGTTGTCGAGACAAATCCATCGTCTTTAAATGTATCACCTGGTTTTAATTTATCAAAGAAATCACTTTTATTAATTACTCTTTTTAACTTAAGATCATCAACCAAAGCTGTTTGTTTCATCTCAAACAGCTTATCCATATTATCAATATCCTTTGTTATTGTAACTGATCCGCCTTTGCCGGTTCTTAAATACGTATTAATAGGTGTTGATTCTGTGATATAATTATCTATTGATTTTTGAATATTTTTGTCAACTCCTATAAATTTTTCTTTTTGTTTACGATAATAAGATTCAGCTTCTTTAGAATCTGCAAATTCTTTAGTTTTAAATTTCTCTACTTTTGGTTTATAAACATTTACTCCTGCTTGTTTTGCGTTCTCAACCAATTGACGGTTTATTTCGGCTAATTTTTCA